ATCAGCGGCAAACATGGCAAAGCCTGGCGACAGGCTCGCAGCAATCGGCGCACGGCGGATGAAAGGCGCTACTCCCTCTGCCTCAGCGATGTCCACCGCCCTGCCATCCGGGCCGACATGCTCTTCGGTGACAATGCCTTCCAGCACTTTGTCTTCGGAAATCATGTATTGGGCACGCATAGAATCAGGGCGGTGGAATTTCAGGAGTCAGGGTTTTGTGCCAGCGAACATCAGCCAAGCAGGATGGCCAGATGCTCAGGCTTCAGGACCTTCACCCCCCAGGCGATGGAAAGGTGATAGGTGACCATGCGGAAACCCGGATACGCGGCGAGCTCGAAGGCCAGGCCGGTGCGCGGGTCGGTGATCGTGGTGCGGTCAATCGCCAGATCGCCTTCACGAGGAAGGGCAGGCAGGCGCGTGCCCAGCAGAATGGCATTCTGGGTGAAGCCAAAGTTGCGGGAGCTGGTGTTGTTCACCGTGATGGCGGTGTCATCGGCCACAACTTCCTGGATGCCAGGGGCAGCGACCGTGAAGCTGCCACCAGAAAGAGCGGTGGCGGCGACATACTTGTGGTTGCCGATGGTGACGACGTCACCGGCAAGGATGGTGCCGGATCCGGTGTCAACCGTCACCGTGGTGGCACCCACAGCAAGTGCGCCGTTGAGCTGGTAGCCGGCGCCGGTGCCCTTGGTAGCGGTGTTGATCTGGGCAGACTCCTTGATGGAGAAGCCATGCACGTTCAGCAACTCACCGTCACGCAGCGTCATGGTGCTGCCGGATTCGTTGACCTTGGTCAGGGATTCCAGCGTGCGCAGGGCGGCGCCCGCGCTGGTGTTGATGATCAAGGAACGGCCGCTCTGAGGAGCACCATTGTCATCCAGGATTTTCTTCAGCTGAGCCGTGAAAGCCAGCTTGTTGGTGCCGTCGAAAGGCGTGGTGCCGGCCGTGCCGTAAGCGCGGGAAGCGCCCAGGGCGGCATAATCGCAGATGTCGTTTTCCATTTCGTTCAGCAGAACACGCATCGCCTGGGCGATCTGGTCCTGCTGAAGGTTGAGATAACCAGGGCCTGACTCCATCGAAAGCTGTTCCTCACCGGACCAGGAAAACGGCGCGAAGCGGCTTTTCTGAATCGTGAATGCAGTGTTGCCAATGGTCTGATCGGCAATCGACGGGATGCTCATTGCAGGAGTGATGTCACCGGCGGCACCGTTGGCGCGGGTCTGCGGAATGCGCATGCTGGCGTTCAGGGCGCAGCGATCAGCGCGAGGGTCACGCATAACTGAGGGGATGGCACCGACCAACTCACGCGAAACGACATCCATGGCCGCATACACGTCCGGGATGAGATTGGTGAGGGTGTTTGCCAAGGACAGCCCGTGAAAAACGGCCTTGTCCTGATTGAATCCCGCGAGGGCGGCCGCGCTGAGGCTGCCAAGGATGAAGGCACCGGCGAGATTACCGACAGTCGCCTGGAAGAGCACCGCAGCAACGATGCAGAGGGTGATGATGGCTTTGAACAGATTCATGGCTTTGAGAAGTGAGGATTTCTTGTGGGTTTCGGATTTGGATGGGATGAGGCCGATCAGTCGGTGAGCTTGCCGCCGTTGCGGAGGAACTCGGAACGCTCACGCGGATTCATGGCGTCGAACTCGGCGCGGTTTTTGATCTTGGGCTCATTGCCGCCGCCATTGCCCGCACCAGGAACAGGCTTGCCAGAGGCAGCGGCACCGGCAGCGCCGTTGCGGATCAGGCCTTCGAGGTTTTCGATCTTCTTGGTCAGATCGTTGGTGGCTTCCTTGACCTTGTCAGGCAGAAGAGCGGTGATGCCATCAGCGACGGCCTTGTCGAAGATCTGCTTCGTTTCGGAATCTTCCAGATTCAGCTGCATTTTGGGCGGCCCCGGCTTGTAGTTGGTGATGGCGGCTTCGAGTTGCTCATCAGTCATGTCCGGGGTGACGGAAATGCCAGCAAGCTTTGCAAGGGCAAGGATGACGGGTTTCATGGGTTCGGTGGTGTTCGGCGTGGACGGGTTTGGGTGATGAGCGCTAGGCTTCGATGAGCCGGGCATGTCAAACATGCGGGCGAATGCGGCCGGCAGTTTGGCAAAGCCGGCCGAGTTGCGAATGCGCGGGTGAATGGCGACATTCGACAGCGCGATTTCATCGGTGACGACATCGACGAGCCCGAGCTTTTTGGCATCGTTTCCGTCGAGATAGGTCTCGGCATCCATCAGGGCGATGAACTCTTTTTCATCGCGGCCGGACTTGGCGGCATAGGCGTTGCGGATGGCGCGGTTGTGAACCTCCAGGGCTTCAGCCATGCGCCGCATGTCGCGATAATCTCCATCCTGCCATCCAGCGGCATTGTGGATCATCATGAGCGCGTTGGACGGCATGTGGATTTCATCGGCCGCCATGGCGATGACGGTGGCGATTGAGAAGGCATAACCGTCGATGTAGCAGGTGACGGTGGCCGGATGCCGCTTTAGAATGTTGTGGATGGCAATGCCATCCGCCACCATTCCGCCCTCGCTGGAAATGTAGAGGTTGAGTTTGGTGATGTTGCCCAACTCGCGCAGTTCTTCCTCGAACTCTTTGACGGTTCCGGCCTGGCCTTCAATGGTGCCGAACCAGCCCTCTTCATCTTTGTTGCTGTAACCGATGATGCCGCGCAGGCGAATTTCGCCCACGGCGGGGCCCAGGTTTTTGATTTGATACCAGCGTTTCATGGACATCCGCCGGGGGATGTCAATGCAGCCGGTCGGTCATTGCTGGAGCTGCTCCAGGTCGGCGGCGATGGATTCAGGGGTGATCTGCTGGACGATGCCGGAGGCTGCCTGCAGCTTGCGGCTGGGGATGCCCATCAGTGCGCCGAGGGATGGCGGAATGCCGAGCTCTTTGGCCCGTGTGATGGCATAGCGGATGTCTTCCAGCTTTTCATCAATCGCGGCGTGGCGGACATCGAGACCACTGCCGCCGGTGCGGCTTTCGATGTAGTCTTCGACGGTGAGCAGATTAGCATCAATGCGCTCCATGTCGGCTTTATGGTCGCGGCCCAGGTCCACGCTGGGATCTGGATCTGCGATGAAGTCCACATCATTCCAGTCTTCAACGGCGGCAAACTGATCCAGGGGCCCGCCCGGCAACATGGCATCACTGATGACCCATTCCCAGGTCCATTGCAGGAAGGGATACAGAAGCTGGCGCAGATTGGCATGAGCGCGCCGGACTTTTTCAATCAGGCCCCGAAATGCCGTGCCGCCCAGGCTGCCCATGCCGAACACCCACTCGACCGGGTAACCGAGACCATACACAAAGGGATGCAGAATCTGCTCCAGGATGGTGGCGAATGGGATGGCTTCACCGCCTTGGAAAAACTGCATGGTCTCACCGTCTGCCAGCGGGATCATGACTGCGCCGTCAGAAATCTCCATGAAGCGCTTGCCGGTGTCGGCGGCAGGCGTGCCCTCAACCGTGCCCTTCATGACGTCCTGCATGGCATTTGGCACTTTGCCGGTGCTGGTGGTGGTGGCACCGATGAGCGCGGCGCGGATTTTGGCGCTGTGCTTGCGAATGGCTTTCAGGTCGAGCAGATCAAGGAGGTCCGTGTTGCTTCGGAAAATCCAGGGTGTGCCATGGTATTGGTTGAACCGGATTTTTTGCACCAGATGAAAAATGACCTGAGGATCCAGGTCGGTGTAATTCTTGGAGGCAAAGGCATCCGGATCCTGGTTGATGCGGACAGCCTGCAGCTGGTCGAACCTGTTAAACTTCAGGCCCTCCATCCACCGATCGGTTTTGGCTGTGACGGCGCTGACGTCGCCGTTGGTGAGCTGGTCGCGCAGAAAGGTCTGAAGCTGCAACCGGCGGCGTGATTTGTCCCGCAGTGGCCAGCGCATGGCCTCGGGCATGTCTGAAGCTACCTTCTGAGCAAAACACTCACCGTCTCCCAGGACGGCAGAGACCCAGAGAGGTTGCAGATCATAAAAGCTGCCGTCCTTGCGAATGTCGACAGCACGCGAGTCAGCCCAAGTGCGGAAATAAGCGGTGGCCGCTTTTTTGAACTCCGGGTTTTGGGAAATGGACTTGAGGCCGATTCCGCGCCCGATGGCCTCGCGTGGAAGGCTCTGAATGCAGTATGCAAGCTGCGGGATCGCATCCTGCAGGAATCGGCTGATCTGCACCTGGTCCCGGCTTTTCATCATGGTCTCCAGCTTGCGCGAAGACCATGGCTGATTGGTCGGCATGACTCGATAGGCACCGTTGCTCACAGGCAAAGATCCTTGATTGACAATGACCGAAGCCTGCGGGGCGATGGCGGCGGTCTTGGACCGGGCGGAGGTGCGTTTGATGCGTGGCACGGAGGTGCGATGGGGTCAGGTGTTGAGCCCATCCAGCGTCTGAGCTGGGCCTGGGCTGAAGCGGAAGCCAAAAGGCTTTTTGAAGTTGGAAGCAGCCTGGCCTGCCAGCGTCTCCTCCAGGGATTCAATGGCGGCCTGGATGGCGTCCATGTTTTCCTGTGGGCTTGGACCGCGATGCTGCATTGAGGCCGCCTGTCCGGAAAATGAGGTGCTGGTGACTTCAGCAGGGCCGGATTCCTCGAAATCCTTGTATCGAGAATACAGCCAGTCGATCTGCTGCTGCGTGTTGCCCGCCCCCTTCTCCATGCGGGCGCGAAAAAGCCAGGATTGGGTGAGCTGAGAAAGGGCGTAGGCCATCGGTTCCAGGCAGGTGTCAAACGATGCCGGCAGATCGGGCCAGCCATAGGCCGATCATGGCCAGCTTGGTGCAGTCGCCAAAGTGGTCTTCAGGGACACGGGCCCAGATGCCGTTTGCGTCACGTTTTTGGTTGGCATGACCCAGCTTCAGCGCGGGCTCAGCGTCGGACGGGAAATGTATGCCGCCGTTTTTTCCCTTGGCCAATCGCGCATCATAGAGCTCGTCCTTGGCCTGCTTGTCCGGATAGGTGATCAGCTTGAGCTGCGGCCGGCTGGCGGCGCGGGTCTCATTGACGCCACCATGCTTTGCATCTGATCCACGGGTCGGCCACCAAAAGCCATTGGAGGCCTGGCAGACGTCGAATTGGGTCTCCGTCAAATAGCCGGAGTCAATGAAGCCGCGGACTGGGTAAATTTTTTCGCTGTAGCCGGTCATGGGATACAGCCTTGCTCGAAGGAAGTCCGGATGAATGAGCTCGCTGCTGGAAAGCACGGTGCCCCAATCTATGATCCACAGGCCGCCGTTGCTGTCGATCGCGGTCACTTCCCAGTGAGTCAGGAGCTGGCCTGGGTCGGCCGTCAAAAACATGAGCACCGGCTTGAATGGCACCGTGCCGCGCGTGTAGGCCCCGACACAGCGCTCGATGTCGGACAACTTCAGACTGACATCATACTGCTGCCATGGCCTGGCCAGCCGCGAGTTGTAAAAATCCTGAAGGCCAAAGAAGTCGCGGCGTGCCTCCAGGTATGCCCAGGCCATGGCGCCGAAACTGATCGTTGGGCTGTAAAATGACGGGATGATGAAGCTCCTTCTCGATCGTGCGGCCAGGGTGTTGTGGCGGTGTTCCTGGCATGTCTCAATCATGGGCTGCTTGTCCGTCTCGTCGATCTCGCAGCCGTTGTGTGGGCAGATGTAGCGCACGCTCTCGCGCACCTTGGTTTCATCCCAGTTCCCTTTTCCATCGCGGGCGTCCGCCCATGTCAATGACCGATAGTCATCAGGGATGCTGATGCCCATGCTTTCGGCATACTCTTCCCGGTCTTCAGGCCGGCCGATGAAATCCAGGTAGAAGGCATTTTTGCAGTGTGGGCACTCCACCCAAAACCTTGTCTGATCTCCAAGGAGGATGTATTGCCAGAACGGATGTGTGGGGTGGTTTGGCGTGCTCGATCGGTAGTGAAACGCCATGGCTCCGAAGCCGTCCGTGCGTTTGGCCGCCAGGTGGAACGGGTGAGCTTCCGGCGCTTGGTCGCTGCCCTGGTGAATCAGCTTGGCCGCCTCGTCGATGGCTACGATGCCATACGAGCCGCCGGAGAGAGCCCCGGGAGAATTGCCGCCGACCAGATTGATCATGCCACCATCCATGTCCATGGACATGGCGCGGAACGCATCGGAGTTTGCCGGTTTCCTGGCTTCCAGCACCGGGTTTTCATTGATCAGCGGCTGCAGGCGTTTTTCGCTGATCTCCGTCTTGGTCCATTCTTTTGAGCTGCCGACGATCAGGGCTGGCAGGGGTGAGTTGCAGATCCGGTAGCTCAGCCCCAGGGCCAGGATGGTTGTTTTGGCGATCTGGACACCGGCAGAGACGCCGCAATGCTGGACGCCACTGTCAGGGTTCCAGCATTCGAGGATGGGCCGCTGGTAGGGTCGCAGATCCGTCCGGAAAGGCCCCTGGGAGTTGGGCGCCATCTTGGCCGGCAGAATGATGTGCTGCTCCAGCCAGGGCACCACGGCAGAGCGAGGAGCCATTTCGAACAAGCTCAGGATCTCCGCCTGGGTCGATGCCTCATGAGGTGTCATGCGGCCTGTGGCAGTTTCAGCTCAGCCAGAGCGGCCTGAATGGCTGGATTCCACCGGCGGTTTTTCCAGTCGGCAATGCCACGCATGGCCGTCGACGGATCCTCAGGGTTGGCAGCCTGGGCGAGCTCACCGTCCATGGAGGCCAGCAGCGACACGACTTTGAGCACCACTGCTTTCGCCTGCTGCCAGTCGCCCATGGGGCGCAGCCGGCCGGTTTCAATTTCGGCCTGGATCCGGTTTCGGCGGGCCCTCTCGTAAGTCTTGAAGGATTCGGCGGCCACCTTCACAAACATCATCGCCGTCACACCATCGCCTTTTTTGATTGCCTGATCCCGCTGGGCATAAGATGCCGTCATAGATGCCCAGGCCTCACATTCGGCATACTCCTCCGGCGTCCACAATTCGCGAGGCTTGGCCAGGGCTGGCGGCGCCACATGTGGCTGGACCACATCACCTTCAGCGGTCACAACGGCCGCGCCTTGAGTCTGCATGACCACCAAGGCCTTGGCCTGCGTGACGTTCGGCCGCTCGGCCTTCACGGCCTGCACTCCCATGGATGCCACATACATCATCCAGTCAGGATGATTTTTTTTTGCTCGGTCCTGAGCAGTCCGCAGCGGGATCCCCCGGGCCACAGAGTAAGCCCGCTTCAGGTCTGACAGCGCATGTGATCCTTTGGCCACACTGCGGCGGAGGTGTCAAAGCGCAAACGCAACCGCAAATCTGCAATGGCTACGTTTTGAGGACTGCGCATAGGCACTTGCGCGACCGCTCGCAGAAACCCCGCGAGACCTTTAACC